GTCCGATCTGTAAATTACTTGCTCAAGATCTCCCTCATAGTGGTCGATAACCTCATATGAACAAACTCTCAATTTAGTATGGTTGTCACTAAGGGGAACAGATACGCAATCTTTAGGGTTCACCTTGACAATAACAATATTACCACCTTCTGAGTGATAACTGCCAACATAATCCATAGCTCCGACATGTAGACCGTAAGAACATCCACGATCACAGTTGTCATCTACTTGGTTTCTAGGAATAGAGACAGTCTTGCCAATACTATTATCAATACTATTACTATACCAGTCCATATAATCTTCTCTAACTGACTTGTAAGCCAAGAAACACCCGTCCTCAGTAATTGGTAGACTACGATGCTCCAAGAAGTTATACAGTTCTTGAACTGCTCGGCCAGATGGGTTCTCCATTAGGTTGTCAAGAAACTTGACCATGTAATCAAATGGATGTCCACCAGCCATCAGTTTCATGATTCGGTCAGTCAGTGCATTATGAAGCTCAAAGCCGTCATAAAGGAATAACCCTTCCTGAATCTTGATCTTACCTTCTGTGTAATTTTCAACAAAGGTAGGAACATTGACTAACTCTAAAAGCTCATCTGCATCTCTGTTATTTAGAACCTGCATGATTCTTGCAAAGTTCGGATGATCTACAGCTACAGTGTGAGCCTCTTTGTCGATCAACAGGGTAAGTGTACCCGATCCCGATTGTATAAAAGCTACTCGTTTCATTTCTGACCCCTCATCTTTCTCTTTAATTATACCAGAGTTCTTAGGACTTTTCCACGTATTGGGCAACAATTTTCCAATCGCCTTCCTTAAAGCTTTTGTAGGCGGCACGCCCCCAGTATCCTTCTTCTCCATTTGTTGAGAGTTCAGTGATTGGGTATTTTTGCTTGATTTCTTCATTCTTTTTCTCCAAATTTTCTTTCGTTGAAATAGGGTTTACATCTACCAAATTTTTAATATCAAGTTCTCTTAATATGTACTTAAATTGCCGATGAGAGTCATCGTCATGAAGTTTAGCCATGTCAGACAGTACCTTGCAAAACATCTTTATGTCGCTATCTACAGACAGATGCTCATGCAGTTCTGCAAAGAACCTAAAAGGGAAGTCTAGGTCAGACATGACATCGGTGTTGACTTCGACCTTCTTAGCGGCCATCATCTTATCCTCGTCACTGACTACTTCTGGAAGATAATCCCAGAGGTTAGTCCACTCATCACTCTTGCGATACCTGTTGACATTTGCAGACTTGACTCCATAGATTACAATGTCTAGATTAAACTCATCATTTATCTTTTCTATTAATAACCTAAGATTATCGGGTTCCATAGGGGCATGGCTCCACTTAGTCGCATCAAGGTCAACCACATTATAACGACTGATTTCCACATAGAGTCCACCGTTGTCAAAATCGACTTCACAAGAATCCCAGTAGTCAGACTTAGATGAGTGCCAATTCCTGCCATCAAACTTTAGAACTTTGTCCTTACGAACGCCTGTCCCTGATCTTCCTCCACCGCCATAATATCGGGTAGGTTTAGGAAGTTCACTGACTTTGGATAGAACATCGTCCTTCATGCCTGTCAACTCAAAGAACTCATCTTCTACAATAGGATTATTCTTGATGCCATCTCTTGTGAGTCTAATTAAATAGCAGTCCTGACTATTCTTTTCAGACCACTCTTTACATCGACTGTACGCACCAGTAGCAGGTAAGTCATCAATAAACATCTTAGTGTCATCACAAGGAATACCATGACGGGTCTCACGCTTGTAATTAGAGCCATAGCCGTCCTTATGGAATCTATACACAGACACTCCTGAAATTTCAGACAGTCTTAGACTATTTTCAATCTGCACGCCTTTACCGTTGTAGGTTATGTCTGCACTTCTACAGACATTGCCCAAGTGATACAAAGGGCTATTCCAACTTCCAAACAAAGAGGCTGATAAAATTCTAGCATCCCATAGATTGTCACACTCATTAAATCTCTTCTGGACTTCTCCCTTGATCTCAGAGATAACAAAGTCTAAGTGAAACTTAATGTTCTCTATAGTACGCTTACTCATTGAGAGAGACTCTCGACTTGGAGTAATGTCTAAGTCACCAATATTAAATTCAATAACAACACTAGTATCTAAAAGATTGACATGAGCTTTATCATCAGTATCTATCTTACCAATAGGGTAGGCAATATTACCCATCACAGCCAATGCACTTCCCCTGTGACGGCTTTTACTCATATGCCAATTTGTACCTTCAAGAGTCTTTTCAAACTCTTCAATCTCTGGATCAACACCCATGAAGGTCGGCCTGACAGAAAAGTATTGATAAACTTCACTGGCCTCTTCCTCAAAAGAATCTGTATCACTATTCTTAACGGCAAACCTAATCTCAATACCATTATGCTCGTCAGTATCATTCTCTGTAAGAAGAGAAATAGCAGGATACCCAGACTCACTGATATGAGCATTGTAAACACGCTTGACTCCATCTTTATAAGAAGTGACAGTAAAACTATCAGTATAAGCAAATGGAGATTTAGAACCAAGACCTAGCTGCCCTGTAAAATCATTTGAATTAGTCTTGTTGCTTCCGAAGTATGTAGTGTAAAGACCTACTACTGCTTCATGTTGCAGACCTGTACCGTAGTCTCGAATAGAAAATTCGGGTTCGAGGTAAGTTGGTAGATGAACTTCGTACCCAAGCTCTACGGTATCAGCGTCTACAAGACTATCTACTGCATTTGTAGACAGTTCACGAATAACAGCCTTAACTTTATTAGAATAAAGACCATCAGAAAGAATACGGAAAGCCTCTGGGGAGGCTTCAATACGGAAGTTGCTAGATGCAAAATCCTCAGATGTACGAACTTTAATTTCCGGCTTTGAAACAATAGCCATGTTACTTTTCTCCTCGCAAAATATCCCCGATAAGTTCTTCAGGACTAACATCGTCCTTATAATACTTATCTACTAAATCCCTAGCTTCTTTCTTCTTATAGCCCATGTTCACCAAACCATGAACTACATCATCATATACCGATACGTCAGTATTAGATGTTGTCTGTTCCTTTTTATCAGAACTGAAAGTAGCATTGACTTCAATAGCTTCGATACTATCTAATCTCAGCTTCGCCCCACAGTGACAAAGGATACCTGCCGGAAAGACAGTCTCCTCAATACTCTGTTGCCACTCACAACCGCATTGCGGGCAAGTGAACACAGGGTAAACGTCATAGTGTGTAGGCTTTATCTTTGTCATGCTTAACATCATACCATATATATCGGTCAGTGTCAAGCATAAACTTTAAGAAAAATAAAACTTTATCGGCCAGAGCTACCAAATCCCTTTTCACCCCTAGAACTGTCGCCTAATTCGGCCACCTCCTCAACAGTAAAAGGTTCTACTCTCTGAATAATTGCTTGGCAGATTCTATCTCCACTTCTTATATGGTAAGTTACTCCACCAATATTTGTTAAACAGACTTTCCATTCGCCCCTATAAGAGCAATCAATCACGCCTGCTAATCTGTGTATACCTTTAGTGCCTAAGCCAGAACGATCCCATAGTAATGCACAATAGCCTTCAGGTAGTTCACATGCAATGCCTGTAGAAAATAGTTTAACCTCATTGGGTTTTAGATAATACTCTTCTGTTGTATAAAGATCAAACCCAGCATCAGTGGGGTTGTTTTTAGATGGGAGGATAGCTTCCTCTATTAGCTTCTTAGCCTTGAGCTTCATCTACCTTTGGCTTCCTATATGGAACTAATCTTTCTCGATACTTATAAACAATCTTACTGTTTATTCTCTCCTGCCTCTTTTCTTCCTGAGATGCCTCTCTCCTCTTTTTCATCATAGCATCTCTCTTACGCTGCTTTGCCTTCTTCTTGGCAAACTTCTTCTTATTCTGGTAGTCCATCAATAGCTCCATTGCAGTTCTTATTTAATATCCACAGAGTAAACATATCTGCGAGCAAGAATAGTTCGTCGTCAGAATGTTCTTCATGTCCTCTTTCAGAAACCCTAATTATGTTACTCAACTTACTCACTCTTTGTTTTCCCATTTGATCTAATGCAAAGAATATAGCTTGCGGGCCGCTATGAGCATGAGTAACTGTTTTCAAATCCGCACAGGTTACATAATATTTTTTAATCATAAGTATCTACAATCTGAGTCATCTTCCATATACATGTAAACACATCTTTCACAGGTATAGATTGGAAATTCGGAATCTTTATATGTGATGATAAAAACAGCGTGCCTGTTACAGCATCTACCTCGCATATCCTGATGATCGCAGAACAGGTCTACAGGTTGGTCAACAACGCTTTTATCTTTGCCGCTGGAACTGATGTGCCATCTTTCCATATTATTATCCCTATTATCTTCTCACCATTCTTATCAAAAACCCCTGACCCCGATCTTCCACCGATAGGGTTAGGTGTAACAATTAGTCTGTTCGGATGATAATAAACAACATGGCCTTTTTGTCCACTCGGCCATCTACCTTGAGGGCATCCATAAGTTAAAACAATATCATTTGTCTTTGTATCAAATGACCCATCAACAGGTATTACACTTGGTTTTGGGTACTTACCTAAATCTTCTTTTTTAAACTTTAATACTGCTATATCTACAGTGGAGCCACCTAATAATAAGGCATAATCAACTACTGAATTTATTTTCTTGGATTTGAATCCATCTATAAAAAACTCAAGTTCTATGCTTGTATCTAGTGAGCCATCGGAAGAATATACAACATGTGCAGCGGTAAGTACAAAGTAATGTGTTTCATTTTCTAGAAATACAACGCCTGATCCTGTTCCATCATTAGAGTAAACTTTACAGGTAGCGTTGCCTACATCTTCTAAGTCAGCTTTTAATGTAGTTGGTACTAATAATAGTAATAATATAGCCAAAAACTTTTTCATAGTTTCCCCTCCTCAATATATACCTATATAAGTATACACCGGAGAGGAAAAAAAATTGGGACGGCAGGATTTTAACCCACTACAACTCTGTATAAAAGTCGCCCCACAAGAGCCTATCCAGTTACCTGAACGTCACGGCTCGACAATGCGAGAAGTCGTGTTTGGGAGGGGTTCCCCGACTCTCTTGCATTAACTTGTGCAACAAAACGGTTGTTAGGCTGCGGTGTCGAAATAACAGTTGCTTTCCGTCCATGATAGCGGGTTGGGATAGCAGTTGTTGGTTTAAGTTTAACGGAAGATCCTTTTGTGATCTTAGTCATAATAATTCTCCTTAAAATGGAACGTCGTCAGTTGTTGTTTCTTCAGTAAAGGCTTCTTGCTTCTTGTAGTTAGATTTACCATTAGAACTACCAGAAGTCTTGGGGCCGAAGTAAAGATTGTCGGCAGTAACACTCATAGAGTATCGTTTATTGCCCTCTTTATCTTCCCACTTATCCTGCTGAAGTCGTCCTAACACATTAATGAAACGACCTTTATCGAGATGTTTAGAAGCCAGTTCTGCTGTTTTACCCCAAAGAGTAACGTCAACAAAGTCTGTCTCTCCTTCTTTCATTCGATTTACGGCAATACTAACATCACAAACAGAATGTCCAGATTTAGTTTGCCGAAGTTCCGGCGTAGCCGTGAGTCGGCCACCTAAAGAAACACTATTAAGATCCATATGAATCTCCTTTATAAAAAACGATGTACACTTGATATGGCCTTCAGCGGCCACTACAATAAATTATAACTCGAATACGGTGGTTGTCTCAAAAAATATAAAAAAGTTACAACTTCAAAATTTTTGCTCCTAGCTCTGGGTCGGATGCCATTATGTTTCCGGCATCATCGACATGTATGAAATAACTGTACTTAATAGTTGAGGGTCTAGTTAGGTTAGACATTAGGTTTGGGTCTTCGTAATAACACCAAACATTAACTCTCCATCTATTGTCAAAAACATTCCTCATCCTAATTTCTTTTAAGTCATCCATTCTTCCATGAGCATCCAAAACTTGTCTGGTTATCATTTCTTCTTTGTTGCTATTTGACATAAAAGCCTCTACGGTGTATTATAAAAGGGAGGGTATTCATATGATGTACAATATCAAAGTAAACTTGAAAGATGCCATGAAAAAAGTTGAAAGACTTGGCATAAAAGAAGTTCTAAAAGGTTCATACTGGATAAAAGTGATTGCAGATGATCCTGATGATGCTTGTCATGCCGCAGTACAAAAGGTTTATGCTACAGTGTTATTAAAGTGGGGTGAGGAAAATGAACACGCTTGTGAGATAATAAAAAACGAAATGAGAATAATAAAGATAGATATTGTCTAGTTATTCCTCACTACTTTCGTTGTATATATTTCTCTGTATTCTTTCTACAGCCTCATGAGCTTGTCTCTCATCAATACATCTGATGATGATTTGGCCGTTGCCGTCAACTACTGCAAAGTGTCTGTCCTCTTCAATCCATACTATCTCCATATCGCTCTCCATTACATTGTCGCAATAAGATTATTGATCTCGTCAACATTGATCTGCTTTTTCTTCTTGCGTCTTTTCTTTATTTTAGTTTCGATAATAGTAGCCTCAGTCCGTATGCCTAAAATTTTATGTGGCTCACTGTGTATACCAGTGTTCTTGTTATACTTTGATTTGCCCATGTATATGTAGCAGAAGCCACTCTCAGTTCTATTGCCTTTATGTGGGTATGCTCCAATTCCCTTATTGTCTATAAAGTGAACCATGTACTTACCTCTGAAATTAAATCCAACTCTTTCTCCATCTTCAGGGCTAATCCAATATGGGCCGGTTCCCTGAACACACTTGATAATATCTCCTTGTTTTAGTTCCTTCCAATTTACTGGTTTTGGTTTTGGGCCACGTTTGATTATCCTAAACTTAAAATCACAATCAGGGCAATTCTTAGTTCTAACACCGACCTTTATTCCACAGTTTGGACATTCCTTCTTTGCCATTTTAATCCCCTCCGGCTAAAGAGTTATCGTTCAGTTAATAAACCCATTATAGCATAGTATCGGCGTATGTCAAGCGATACTTTAGAAAAAGCAAAAAGTATTATGATCTTTCATTCCATTTGGCAATAGCTTCTGCAAAGTTCTCGCCGCTTCCTCCGCTGGCTCCACAATCCCAACATTCAATCCAGAATAAGTCTATGCTTGAAAGACATTCACGTTGAACATCATGGCTTCCACAAAATGGACATGTTTTTACTTCAGGTTCTTGTTGCTTCATTTATTAGCTCACTAGATGATTGAGTTTTTTCACCACCTACATTATATATAGTTTCTATACCAACCTGCTTGCAGTATTGCTCCTCTGGCGTGTTGCCAACCTTCCTGTCTCCACCGTTCATAAAACTAAAAGTAGTTTCAAAGTTACGACTATTCCAACTATCATAGATAGCTTTTATACTATCTACTACAGACCCATCAGTATCTATAGAGATGTGGACTTCATTAACACCTTTTAAGGCACGAACTATCCTAGCTCTATCATCTTGATTCATAAAAGGAATTGATCCTTTCAGCTTTACTTGTTCATCGCTATTTACAATTACTACAAGGTGATGGCAACGAAAGTGGGCTGAGTCAATGTAATCCAAATGGCCTGTATGTAATGGATTAAAATAACCAGATATAATTCCTATTCTCATTTATTTCCCCTTTGTGAGTCTATCTTTTTATTGTACTTTCCATCTTCATATTCTTTTTTATGTTTCTCTATTGATTCAGCCTCATGCACATGCTTAAAGTAGTGCTTGAATTGTTTATATAATGCCTTCACCTGCTCAAATGCTTCTTCTTCACATATCTTGCCACCCTGCTCCAAGTCACATATGATAGACATCTGTATATTAAAGGCTCTAAATGGATCGTCATATTTTTCAAATTTATACTCAGGCATTTTTTAACTCTCTAACTTTCTTCCTTAATTTTGCTATAGTCTCCTGTAGTTCTTTTATCCTCTTGTCTTGATTGTTATATCTAAACTCCCACTTGCGTCTTTCGCTCGCTAACTGTTCCTGATGTTCTTCTTCCTGCTTCTCTAATCTAGAATCAAACATTATATCTCTGGAGTCTCTATTAGTCATTTTTCGACCCTTTTGGTTTTGGTAGTACGATTCTCTATAACCTTGTTTTCCTCATACTTTAGTAGCAACAACATCATAGCTACAACTGAAATTTCTATAGCCCAAGCTAACATTCCTGCATATACAGCGTTCACTCTTCTTCCTCTTCGTCTAGTTTTTCTATCTCTAGCTCAGTGCTATCAACACCGCATCTTAAACAGAATAGTGGTTTGTTATCTACGTCTACTATTCTATTACAACATTTTATTAAGTATCTCATAAGTTTGTCTCCAGCTATTAACACTAAATGACTGATCGGCCATAGTTGCTATGGTAAAGTCATTGCCTCCTTTTTCACATCTGTCTCCAAAGAATATAGTTTCTCCTTCCATGTCATCCAGAACTTGTGATTTGTCTTTTCCATTTGGGTATATATCTATGCTTATTTCTCCACCAATAGTAAAAGATAAGTCTGGGTACTTATAGGATAGCTCATCTACTATGTCTAGCCTCTCTCCACTGGCCTGATCCCATGCGTGATATTCTTTTCTAAGAACTTTTGATGCTGATCTTCCTAAAGTTGATATGTTTATCATACCAACACGCTCTTCTATGTTATTCTCAGCACGGCCATACCATTTACTTTTTTCTAAAACTTCTAAAATATCTAAATGTAAATCTGCTGGCATCTTCCATCGAGAGTATTTTCTCAAGCTGCCTCTAATGTAAAGTTCATTGCCACATGACTGATAAGAACCATCAATCAATCTGTATAGAGAAATGCTAACCTGTTCTAGAGTCTTTCGTCTATCTGAACCTGTTACAAAATATACTTTGTTTCCTTTAGACTGTTGATGTAGAGTCCATTCTCCAAAGAACTTGTCAAACTCAATATCCATCCTGCCTCTCGGTGGAGTTAGCGTTCCATCTACATCAAAAAGGAAGTTTAACATAACTTATCTTACTACATTACCGTATTTATCTTTACCTTTTAGGTTTTCTATCTCTTTCCACACTTGAGTCCAACCTTCATCTGAGTCTGACTCTACTCTAGCAGCCTTATCGTCAATATACATAACTCCAGCAGGCTTGCCCATATATGCGTGATGGTACTTTACTCCATGTTCTTTAAGCCAGTCTGTCCATTCTCTATAACCAGCTTCATACATCTCATGTAGATTCCCATTGCGTCTTTCTCCATATCTAGCAGTATATAGAATGATAGTATAACCCATATCATAGAGCTTATTAACCTGTTCAATTCCATGTTTCAGAGGTGGAGACTTTGAATAGTCCCCTCCATGCTCTTTGCCTGCAATAACTCCGTCGCAATCAACAATAAGTTTTTTCAGAAAGTCTGTCATTCATTCCTCCCATACATGTCTTCAATTCTGATAATATCATCTTCACTGCATATACCAGTTTGAACCTCAACAAAAACGAGATCGGAATCTCCAGTGTTGCTTATTCTGTGAACTTGGTATCTGTTAATGTTCAGGGAGCATCCTTCAATGACCTCTATGACATCATTGCCTATCTGTACTTCTCCCTCTCCTTTGATAACCTTCCACCATTCATCTCTATATCTATGTAGTTGTAGGCTTAACACACCTTCTGGGTTTACAGTTATCTTTTTGATCTTAACATTCTTTTCATCTAATACAACCCTGAAATTACCCCACGGACGAGTTTCATAGGATTTATCCCCAGAAAAGCCTACCCAAATTACTTCGTCTTCCTTATCAACCTCTTCAAAAATAGGTGTGTCTTTGTGGCAGTAAGGACATTTCTTTATAATCATATGTTCTCTACTGTTGTAGATTTTGTTACAACAAATTAATTTATACTGTACCATGTTTCTCTTTCTTCTCTGTTAAACTGTAAAATATGGGAAACCGGCGGCAAGCCACCGGCTCCCATAGGATGGGTCGGAAAGTCTCACAACAAGTAATAAAAAGTTGAACCCATCCAGTAGACTTGGTAGGACTCGAACCTACGGCCAAAGGATTATGAGTCCTCTGCTCTAACCAACTGAGCTACAAGTCCATAGCGACCTTGACGGGATTTGAACCCGTAACCACCGGATCGACAGTCCGGTACTCTAACCAGTTGAGCTACAAGGCCGTAAACTGGTTTCAATATAAATAGGCGTGTTGTCTCCTACATAAGCTCCAAACGTGTTGTATTCTAACCATTCAACTGAGTCTTCATATGACATCCCAGCTTCTTTCATACATGCGTCAATCATTTTCGATACAGAGTATACCACCCTTCCTGAATCGAAGCCAACGCAAACGCCAATAATAGCATTGTCATAACCATCGGCAAACAAAAGATCATCACCGTAAATGTCACTAAGTTCTTCACGAATATCCACTTACTCTTCATCTCCTTGTTTGTTCTTTCTCTTCTTTTTCTTGTCAATATCTGTATTAGCAGCAAAACCCATAACACCCTTTGGGTTCTTGTTCTTTGGTTTCTTCGGTCTGTACTCCATAGATACTACTACTGGTTGCCCTACTTCTAATCCTATGTCAATTCTTTGTATTGATTTGTTCTTGATATTTAATAGAAGGCAAAAATCATTTATGACTTCCTCGCTCATTATGAAATCTCTCATGTGAAAACCCTTTCTTCCAAGTTTTTTTATCTTTGTCCCACCATTTCCTATACTTTTCTGTAATCTCCTTGATCCTACTATTGATTAACTTTGTATGTTCTCTAAAGGCTTGTATCTCTGCCTCATCTGACTTTGGTTTTTGATACGTCTTTTTCTTAGCCATCGTAATCCTTGACTGATCTATAATAATCTAAGTCACCTTTACTTGGCGAAATCCTACCCACCTCGTAAGATGGGTATTTGGACTTTGCCTTAGCTTCAGCTTCTTTAACGTCAAGAGCTTCAACGATCTTCACTTTGCCCTTGCCTCTCTTGTCTGTTAAATTGACTACATACTTCATCGTTCTTCTAATCTACCTTTTTGATATTCTATGAATAGTTTTGGGGTTATGAAATTATATGTTTTCTTCTTTGGTCTATACACATCAGCCCTAAAAGGTGCTGTAATTGTTTCTCCAATTCCAAAAACAGTTGTTGTCACTCCTTCACAGACTTTCTTGCCTGTATCTACTACGAAACTACCAGCAGACTTTACTACTTCTAGTGGTGGTGCAATTCTTACCGTAAAATCAGCATTAGCGGTTGAACTAAAACCCATAATAACTACTAGACTTAAAAATAACTTTTTCATATAAACCTCCTTGTTTACAAGAATAACCAGAGAACAGTTAAGAGGACACACAATCCTCCCAATATTATACTAGCCGTGATAATCTTATTTTTCCTTTCTTCTGACCTATTTTGTTTCATCCTTTTCATGACTTCTTCACAGGTAGCCCACTTACCATCTTTTTTAGGATCAAAGCCTAACTTATCCCATTCTTGCTGATCCATATTACCTCCACGACTGACTTGATTGTATTAGC